ATCAACGCGTTGAAGCAGATGGGCACCATCTCTGGTGGCTACACCGTCAACCACTTCTTGACCGACAACAACGCTTGGTTCCTGACCACAGACGTTCCAAACGGTCTGAAGCACTTCGAGCGTGCTGCTTTGCAGACTTCGATGGACGGCGACTTTGACACCGGCAACGTCCGCTACAAGGCCCGCGAGCGTTATTCGTTCGGCTGGTCTGACCCATTGGGTATCTGGGGCTCTTCGGGTTCGACCTGATAAGCTGGGTTGGGGGTTCCCGGCCGTCCAGTGAAAAAGGGGCCTTGTGCCCCTTTTTCTTTTGGTGTATATTGCCCTCACTCCCGGACTTTTCCGGTGTATCTGACGGCTCCGGGCCGACGTCATGCAGACAGATGCACCTCAACCGCATGAGGAAAATATCATGGCATTGACCACCTTCTCCGGCCCAGTACGCTCTTTGAACGGTTTTATTGCTGGTGACGGCAACACCATCACCAAAGTGCTGTCCAATTCCGCTTCTTTGGATTTCGGCTCAATCGGTGCTGCTGCGCAAGCTGGCCTGACCATCACCGTGACCGGCGCTGCCGTTGGCGATGAAGTCATCTTGGCGCTGCCTGCTGCCCCTGCTGCTGGCTTGGTGTTTAACGCATTTGTCTCGGCTGCAAACACCGTGACCATCCGCGCATCCAACATCACTGCTTCCCCTGTTGACCCCGCTGCTGCGACCTATGGCGTAATCGTCATCGCCGCTTGATAGGAGCACACGATGCGCCCAGTTGTTTACACGCTTTCCGATGCGTCGGGCGGTGCAAAAACGTCAGGTGTGTACGCGCCAGACAACTACGTGTCGCCTTTCAACGTAGCTTTGGCCGTGCGGATCAGCGGGACCGTGAACTACACGCTCCAGTACACATTCGATGACGTCTTTGCCAACTCCTACAACCCGGCGACGGGTAATTGGGTGGATCACCCAACAATGACTGCCAAGACCGCTGCTGCCGATTCCAATATCGCGTATCCGGTCACAGGCATCCGGGCCCGGCTCAACTCCGGGGCTGGTTCGATTGTGTTTACCGCCATCCAAGCTGGCGGCGGAGGTTTGGCATGATTGCTACATCTATCGACGGAAGCAGCGGCGGCGGTGCCGCCCAGCTGCTGGACTTGCTGTCGTTGGTCTCCAACCCGGCAGTCTACGAAGCCAAAATCAAGGCCTTGCAAGACGAGACTGCGCGCAACCGCGAGTACGTCGAAGCCGTTGGCCCTGCCAGCGAAATCTTGAAGCTGCGTGATGACGCACGCGCTGCCGCAGAAGCGGCCAGTGCCGAGCTGGCAAAGGCCAAAACGGACGCTGCAAGTGTGGTTGCTGCCGCCAAGGCTGAAGCTACCCAGCTGACCAAAGCTGCCACGGAGAAAGCAAAGGCTACCAAAGCCGATGCCGAAGCCGTGTTGGCGCAGGCCAAGCAGACACAAGCCAGTGCACAGTCGGCCCAAGAGGTCGCGATTGCTGGCATGGAAGCCGCCAAGACGCTTGAAGCTCAGGCCAAGGACGCCAAGGCCGCCGCTGAGCAGGCATGGGAAGAAGCCCGTGCAGCCAAAGCCGACGCCCAGCAGACCAAAGCTGAAATCATCGCCAAGCATCAAGCGTTCATTCAGGGGCTCTAATGTCTTCTGTTGTTGGACTCACCGAGCTGCTGACAATCAACACTGACGGGGCCCCTGTCTCAAGGGGCAACCCCCTCTTTGTCGCGCCCGAAAACATCCTTGCTAAGTTCCGAGAGACGTTCGAGACCTTTGTTCCGGGCGAAAAGTGGGCTCTGACGCAGGACAGCGGCGATATTGTTCAGCTGGACGGCAACGCAGCGGGTGCGTCCTATCTGGTCATTTCCAAAGACCCGTTGACGGTCGGCGGCGTGACCACGCTGGAGACGGTCGAAACGTTCGATTTCCCGCTTGAGACCGCCGTCGGACTATCAATGTCGCAACGTGTGCTCGGGCAAGAGTTGGCGATGGAGCTGGTGAGTACGGAGGCTCCGTTGCCCCCATCCGCCGAGTTGACGATTGTCAGTATCCAACAGTCAACGACCAACCTGACGGTGACAACATCCGCAGCGCACGGGCTGGTTGCGGGTACACGGATTGGCATATACGGCGTCACCAGCGACAGCCGATTGAATTACCCATCGCTGGTCGTTCTGGGAACCAACAACACAACGCAATTTGTGTGTTCGGCAGGCCCAGCTGGAACTATCCCGTCTCTGACTGTTGGCCCGTACACCAACCAAGGCTTTGTCTATTTCCGCTCCGCGCTGGGTTTTGCCAGAAACGGTGTTTCAGAAATTTTTGAGAACGCATCTGCAACCAACGCATCGTTCTATGTGCGCGGCTCAGGCGGTGACGTTCTGCCATCGGGCACAGCTGGCACCAACCACTCGCTGACGATTGCGACCACTACGGGCACTCAAGCTGTTAGCTGGGCGTACAACTACGCTTTTTTGCCTTCGTCTGAATATCGGGTTATTCCGCAGGCCGATCGGGCGCAGTGGCAGGACATGGCCGTTGACACGCAAAACGCACCGACCACACGCCTTCTTCGCACGCAAGTCGTTCCTGACGCAAGCAAGCAATACAAACTGCGCTTCCGCTTCACGAACAACAAAGGCCTGACGGTTCCAACCGCCAAGATTGTGTCGGCGGTCAAATCTGGATCAACGGTTGCGACAATAACCACGGCAGCCCCGCATGGTTTGACCACTGGGGACTACGTTGTTGTTTATGGCGTGCGAGATCAGACGAACTTTGCCAACGCAACAACCGCCGGAACGATCAGCGTCATCAACGCAACTACATTCCAGCTTGGATTTGGCGCGTCTGCAACCGCTACTTCATACGGCGGCATGGTTGCTCGCGTCCAAGGGCAAAACGTCCCGGCAGCGTTTACCACCACGGTAGCGCAGTCTGCTGAAATCACATCAGCTTTTGGCTATGGCCCCGAGCTGCGCCTAATTGGTAACGCAAACTGGGTTTGGCTAATCGGTGACTACGTGAACGTCTATGGCGTGCGCGACAACACCACTGGAGCCGATCTTGGTGTTGATGGCGCGTACAAGGTTGTTGAGGTAACCACTACAACACTGCGCCTCCAGCCAATCGGCGGCACCACGATGCCAGCGTCTTTGGCTCTGACCAACTGCGGCGGAACAGTCATTAAACGCACCGATGCCCGTCTTGCTTTTGTCCGAATTTTTGACTACGTGCGCGAACGTGTTGAGATGCAGGCCACATCCGCAGCAGCAGCCTCTGTCCCGGCGTTTATTACAGGCGGCACGATTAACACTGTCAGCGGCGGCGCAATCGGTACGCAGTTCTTTCCGAACCAGATCACGACGGATCAGACATCGGCCGCTCTGACTACCACAACGACGACTGCGACGATCACACCGGCCAACAACTACGCCTCTTACGAGGTGAACTTCATCGTCACGGCTGTGTCTGGAACCGGGCCTACACTGGACGTGACAGTGCAAGAATCGGACGACAACGGCACCAACTGGTACGACGTGTACCAATTCCCAAGGATTACGGCTACAGGCCAATATCGTTCGCCGCTGATTCAGTTCACTGGCACCCGTGTCCGGTACGTCCAGACCGTTGGCGGTACTTCGCCCAGCTTCACGCGAAGCATCAACCGCATTGGCAGTAACTCCATTGTTCCGGTGCAGCGTCAGTTCTTCTCTCGGATTGATTTGAACACGCTGAACAACGTGACCTCATCGTTTTTTACGGAGGGGTGTACTGATTTGAACGTGGTGGTTAGCATGTTAGGGGTCACTACAACTGCCCCCGTATTGGCGTATGAGACTTCTGTAGAAGCAACTGGCACCGCTTGGGCGCAGGTCGGTACAGACATTACTGCCACAGCAAACTCAACAATTTTGCTGCAACTGTCAAATGTGCAATCTCGGTTTTCCCGTATCAGGGTCAAGACCGCTGGCTCTGGCGCGACAGTCAACTACCTCATGGTCAAAGGAGTCGGAAAATGAACCCGATCAAAACTGGCGAGGTGTTCGACCGCGACGAGGACGGCCAACTTTGGCTGTGCGAGTCTTGGCTTAATGAGGAAACCGGCGAGGTGCATTCCACCCGCACGGTGGTAGGCGCTGACAATCTGCAAGTCGAAACAGTCGCAGGAGATGAATAATGGCCAAAACACCAGCATGGCAACGCAAAGAGGGCAAGTCCGAAAAGGGTGGCTTGAACGCCAAGGGGCGTGCGAGCTACAACAAGGCGAACCCCGGCAAGCCCGGCCTGAAGGCTCCCCAGCCCGAGGGCGGCAAACGCCGCGACTCTTTCTGCGCCCGTATGGAAGGCATGAAGAAGAAGCTGACCAGCGAGAAGACGGCCAAAGACCCCAACTCGCGGATCAATAAATCACTCAGAGCATGGAAGTGCTAAATCATGGATTTGCCAGTCTGGAATACCGTCCTGTCGTTCGCTTCGGCGCTGCTTTTGTTTTGGGTGAAAATCTCCCATGACGAAGTCAAGCGCTTGTCCATCTTGCTGAGCAAGACTCGGGAGGAGCATTCCGACAAGTTTGTGACCAAACAGGACATGCACAACGACATCAACCGAGTCCTTACTCGTTTGGATCGGCTCGAAGGCAAAATTGATGACTTCATGAAGGAGCAGCGAAGTGCCATCAGTTAGCAAAAAGCAGCATAATTTCATGGCGGCGGTGGCCAACAACTCAGCGTTTGCCAAGAAAGCAGGAGTCCCACAATCCGTGGGCAAAGAGTTCTCTAACGCGGACAAGGGCCGCAAATTTAAAGAAGGTGGCGATATGAAAGAGTCCAAAGCAATGGTGGCAAAAGAGATGGCCTTTATGAAAAAGAAGGGCGCTCCTAAGTCCATGATCAAACACGAAATGGCCGAAGCCAAAGGAAAAGGTTACGCCAAGGGCGGCGTGACCCGCGCTGACGGGTGCGCCACCAAAGGCCACACCAAGGGCACCATGGTCAAGATGGCCTACGGCGGCAAGACCTGCTGATATGAGAGCCAGCCGTGGCATGGGGGCTATTGCCCCCTCCAAAATGCCCAAAGGCAAGCGCACAGCTCGCCGGGATGACACCGACTTCACGCAGTACAAAGAAGGCGGCAAAGTCAATGCGGCGGGCAACTACACCAAGCCCGGTCTGCGCAAGCGGATCGTGAGCCAAGTCAAAGCTGCTGCAACGCAGGGCACCGGAGCTGGCCAGTGGTCAGCCCGTAAGGCCCAGCTTGTGGCCAAGAAGTACAAAGCAGCCGGAGGTGGCTATCGTGACTGAGAAAAATTCTGATGACAAAGTAAAAGCCAAGAGGCTTGCACGGTATCAAGGCGAGTTAAAGCAGGACCGCACCCCTACTGCAACCAAGGCATTTCGGGAATACGTTGCTGACCCGGTAACGGATGCGGTAGGTAAGATCATGCCCGGCAAGCGCATGCAAGAGTGGGAAAAAACCGACCGCGAAGCGCGGAAAGAGGTGCTTGGCTATAAAAAAGGCGGCAAAGTGTCCGCTTCTTCACGTGCCGACGGCTGCGCCCAACGCGGTAAGACCAAAGGTCGGATGGTGTAATGAAAGCGCCCCAGAAATCCCTCAAAGACTGGACCGACCAGAAGTGGCGGACCAAGAGCGGCAAGCCGTCTTCAAAAACAGGTGAGCGTTATTTGCCGGAGAAGGCGATAAAATCGCTCAGCCCCGCAGAGTATGCGGCCACCACAAGAGCCAAACGTGCGGGTAAGGCGGCGGGCAAACAGTTTGTGGCCCAGCCCAAGACCATCGCCAAAAAGACAGCGAGCTTCAGATGACAACTTCCGGCACATCATCGTTCAACCTCGACCTGACGGAAATCGTTGAGGAAGCGTTCGAGCGCGTGGGCTCAGAGATGCGTACTGGTTACGACCTTCGCACGGCCCGTCGGTCGATGAACCTGATGTTTGCGGATTGGGCCAACCGTGGCCTGAACATGTTCACCTACGAGCAGGGCTCGATCCCGCTGGTGGCTGGCCAAGCAACGTACACCCTTCCTACCGACACCGTAGACCTGCTTGAGCACGTCATTCGCACGGGCGCGGGAAGCGCGGCCACACAGGCAGACCTGACTATCACGCGTATCAGTGTTTCTACCTATGCCACGATCCCCAACAAGCTGGAGCAAGCCCGTCCGATTCAGGTCTGGATTGAGCGCTTGAACACCCCAAGATTTACGGTCTGGCCTGTGCCGGACAACTCACAGCCCTACACGTTTGTGTACTGGCGCTTGCGCCGTATCCAAGACGCTGGCAACGGCGTCAACACCATGGACATGCCTTTCCGTTTCCTGCCCTGCATGGTGGCAGGGTTGGCGTACTATTTGGCCCTGAAGGTGCCCGGAGGCACAGAGCGCTTGCAAGTACTCAAGGCTCAGTACGACGAGGCGTGGCAGCTGGCTTACGAAGAGGACCGCGAAAAAGCGGCCGTTCGCTTTGTCCCCCGCCGTCAATATCTGGGAAGCGGTGCCTAAATGGGTAATCGCTTTGCCAGTTCCAAGAACTCTATCGCGATATGCGATCGGTGCGGCTTTCGGTTCAAGCTCACCACGCTGCGCAAAGAGGTCATCAAGACCCACATGTACAACACGTTGGTCTGCACTGCTTGCTGGGACCCTGATCACCCACAGTTAAGGTTGGGGATGTTTCCTGTCGACGACCCGCAGGCGGTTCGCAACCCCCGTAGAGACACAACGTACGTGACGGCTGGCCCCAACGCGGCAGGTTTTCCAACAGGCGGCAGCCGAGACATCCAGTGGGGGTGGAACCCGGTTGGCGGCTCACGTTTTTTTGACGACGGCCTGACCCCCAACACCTTGGTATTGACTGCTTCAGTCGGCCAAGTGATAATCTCAACATCTTAAGGAGTTCATCATGGACGCAAAGAAAGCAGTTCGCAAACACGAGGCCAACATGCACCCCGGTGCCAAGCCCACCAAGCTGCGTGCTGGCGGCAAGACGAACAGCGACATGCTGAAGATGGGTCGCAATTTGGCCAAAGTTGCCAACCAGAAATCCCCCGGTCGCAAAGGAGCCTGACATGGCTACATCTTCAAAAGTCAAGGCTGCTCCCAAGCAGGCCGTGCTGCCCAAGGTCAACGCCATGAAGCACATGGTGGACACCAACGTGTCTGTCGCCAACAATCATAGCAACGAATACCCCGGCGTCAAAACCTCGGGCATCAAGATTCGTGGTACTGGCGCAGCCACAAAAGGCACAATGGCCCGTGGCCCGATGGCTTGAGGTCTGAATGAACTACACCCAGTTGACCGCTGCAATCTGCGATTACACGCAGAACTTTGAACAGGACTTTGTCGCGAACATCCCGGTGTTCGTGCAGCAAGCCGAGCAGCGTATCTACAACACGGTGCAGTTTCCGTCGATTCGCAAGAACGTGACAGGCCAAACAACGGCAAGCAACAAGTACTTGTCGTGCCCCGGAGATTTTTTGGCTGTGTATTCACTGGCGGTGGTTGACGCAACGGGCAACTATGAGTACCTGCTTAACAAGGATGTGAACTTCATCCGGCAGGCGTACCCAAACCCGAATGCGACGGCGATCCCCAAGTACTACGCGCTGTTTGGCCCGACTACAACTGACAGTCCTTCACCAGCTGTCACAAATGAATTGTCGTTTATCCTCGGCCCCACGCCCAATGCAATCTACACCGTAGAGCTGCATTATTACTACTACCCTGAGTCGATCGTGACTGCAGGCACCACATGGCTTGGCGACAACTTTGACACCGTGCTGCTGTACGGCTCTTTGGTCGAGGCCATCACGTTCATGAAGGGCGAGGCCGACATGGTTGCTTTGTACGACGGCAAGTACAAGGAAGCATTGGCACTGGCCAAACGTCTGGGCGATGGTATGGAGCGTCAGGACGCCTACCGCTCCGGCCAATACCGACAGGCGGTGACTTGATATGTCGTTTGACCAAACCCTTACAACGCAGGCCAAGTCAACTGCTCTGGCCTATCTGGCAGAAAACGGTCTGAAGATGGCGCTGTACACTGCTGACGCCAATTTGAACGCTGATACGTTGGTGTACAGTACAGCCAACGAGGTTGTTGGAGCCGGGTACACGGCTGGCGGCAAAGCCCTCACGGGCGTGACTGTCAACAAGTCGGGCACTACGGCGTATCTGGACTTTGCGGACGTGGTCTGGAACCCCGCCAACTTCACGGCACGCGGAGCCCTTATCTACAACCCAAACCTCGGCGATTTGGCTGTGGCTGTGCTGGATTTTGGTTCCGACAAAACGGCAACGACATCCTTTACGGTGCAGGCACCGGCTAATACAGCTGACGCTGCAATCATCCGTTTCACATAAGAGGTTCGACATGTTCAACGAAAAAGCAAAAGCTGGCGGCGTGTTCATCGTGCAGTGTTTTGACAAAGACGGTAACCTGAAATGGGAAGACCGAGAGCACAACCTCGTGGTCAACACCGGCCTCAAGGACATGAACGACAAATACTTTACGGGCTCCGGCTATACGGCCCTTTGGTATTTGGGTTTGTACGGCGCAGCTGCATCCAACAACCCCGCCGCTGGCGACACTATGGCTTCTCATGCTGGCTGGACTGAGGTCGTTGCCTATTCGCAAGCCACCCGCCCCCAAGCAGTTTTCGGTGCCGCCACAACCGCCGATCCATCGGTCATCAGCAACAGCGCCTCTGTAGCTGTGTTCAGCATAAACGGGACCACCACCGTCGGCGGGGCGTTCTTGACGAATAGCAACACCAAGGGCGGCACCACTGGAATTTTGTTTTCCGCAGCGGATTTCCAATCTCCCGGGGATCGTAACGTTGTCTCTGGGGACCAGATAAATCTGACGTACCAATTTAGCCTCGACGCAGTGTAAGAGGTTATGTGTTCGCAGGTTCACCCTTCGCTACAGCACCGTTTGCCGCAACAAGCGGCGCTGTGTATTTAGCCTCCGTCTTTGAAAGCAGCACCGCGTTAGACCGGGTTACTGCAAACACGGCATTTGGGAGCGCAGTCTCCGAAACCGCTACAGGGCTGGATACCACGTCTGCACGTACGGTGTTTGTCGTGCTCGCCTCCGACACTGTTAGAGGGCTCGACAGCCCCTCTGCGCGGGTGAGTGTTTTTTCTGCGGTGGTAGAAAACGCGGCAGCATTTGATGCGATGCTGGCCAACATAAATTTTGGCACAGCGGTTAGTGAGCTTGCCCGGGGAGCTGATCTAACAAGCGTAAGCCAAAATTTTGCTGTGCTGCTGCAGGAAAGCGGTATAGCGTTTGACACGTTGTTTGCGTCTCTACCGTGGGAAATTATCAATGACAGCCAGTCGGCGGCATGGCAAAATATACCAAGTGACGCCGCAGCTGCATGGCAGCACATGACAACGGATACAGGCACTGTGTGGCAGCTGGTAACAAGCGATACCGGCGCGACATGGGTGGTGGTCAACACGGCGGACAACCCCGGCTGGCAGATCATCAAAACACAGCCGTAAGGAAAGAACATGCCTCTCGTCGTAAAAGATCGTGTAAAAGAAACCACCACCACTACCGGTACGGGGACAATTACGCTCGCGGGCGCGGTAACAGGGTTTCAGGCTTTTTCCGTCATCGGGAACGGTAACACTACGTATTACACCATCGTTGACACCGTTAACGGGACATGGGAAGTGGGTATCGGGACCTACACTTTGTCGGGCACGACGCTGGCACGCAACACGGTATTGGAGTCGTCAAACGCTGGGTCGCTGGTTAACTTTGCGGCTGGCAGCAAGGAAGTGTTCGTGGCCTACCCAGCAGAGCGGGCTGTTATTGGCGGCATGGGCTACATTGAAAACGCAGCCACGGTTTCCCAAAGCTCAACCATCAATGATGGCAACAACGCGTTGAGCGCAGGTCCCGTGACGGTTAACAGCGGCGTGACAATCACCGTACCAAGTGGCTCACGATGGATTGTGATTTGAGGGGTAAAAATGCCAGTAGTAATTGATGGAACAAACGGAATCAC